TATGTAGGAGCACAAGTTGCAGCAGCAACCGAAACTTCAATTTGGCAAGGTACTACCGCAACCAATGGTGAGTTCGGTGGATTCCAAAACTTACTTTCTGCTTCAATTGCAGCAGGTGGAGCAGGAGCAGTATTACCAGCATTAACCGGTTCAGTAGCCGATTCAGGTTCAGTAACATCAGCAAACGTAATCAACAAAATTGGTAATGTTTACAACACAATTCCAAACGCAGTATTTGGTAAAGATGATTTAGTTATTTATGTTTCAACAAACGTAGCTAAAGCTTATCAAACTGCATTAGGTGGAAATGCAAACCAATCAGGTTTCAACACACAAATGAACGTTGGTGAAAAACCATTCAACTATCAAGGTATTGAAATCGTAATGTGTCCAGGTTTGGCTAACAACAAAATCATCGGAGCTCAAAAATCTAACTTATTCTTCGCAACTGGCCTTTTATCAGATTACAACGAAGTAAGAGTATTAGATATGGCTAACATTGATGGTTCTCAAAACTATCGTATCGTAATGAGATATACGGCAGGTACACAAATAGGTATCGGTTCTGACATCGTTTACTACGGAGCATACGCATAACAAATAATTTAAGAAGGTGGGGATTAAGTTCCCCACCAACTTATCACAAACAAGATTAAAATCAAATAGATATGGCATGTAATTTAACAACAGGAAGGCAAGAGCAATGCAAGGAATCAATTGGTGGTCTGCAGGGAGTTTATTTCATAAACTACACTACGGGCTCTTTTGGATTTACTACGGGCTCTGCTTATGATACGGCTAATAACGCTATACCAGCAGGTTTAGTAAGCACGTTACCTTTAAGTTCATCTCTTTACTTTTATCAATTAAAGGGAAATAGCTCATATACTACTACTGTTAATTCATCTCGTGATAATGGTACAACTTTTTTCTCCCAAGAGCTAACTCTTAATTTGAAGAAATTGACTAACGAAATGCATACGCAGTTGAAATTAATGGCGTATGGTAGACCACAAGTAATCGTTTGGACTAATAACGGTGATGCATTTGTTGGAGGTTTGAAATTAGGAATGGATGTTACCGGTGGTACTATTCAAACAGGAGCAGGATTAGGAGATTTATATGGATATTCTATTACCTTAACAGGTATGGAGCAATTCCCAGCAAACTTCATTTCTGGCTCAACTACATTAACCGCAATTCCAACGGCAGTATTAAATGGTGGAACTATCGTATATAGTTAATTAGTATATAGAATTAAAAGATATTAAGGGGGTAACGTAAGTTGTCCCTTTTTTTATTTAACTATTTTCCCATATATTGGTGTTAATAATAGATAAGAACAATCTAAATACAAGATAATGCTATCCTACTATATTAGTCAATCTAACCAATATGTTATTAGAGTACAACCTACATCATCAGCGCAACTAACTGTTAGTTTGCAAGATATGTACACATTGGAAAATCTTACTGCTTCATTAAGTGGTACAACTTACGACCCATATGAAAGTTATATTTCAGCAAGTATGAGTATAAGTGGTGCTATTGTAGGTTCTCAATATAGAGCAACTATCTTTTGTTCAGGAAATGTAGACCCAATTTGGAATGGTTCAATACAAGTCTATCATTCTCAATCAACAGATACATCAATATACGAAAACCAAATCCCATTAGATGGTAATGAGGTATCACATCAAAGTGAAAACAGATATATAATATTACAATAATATGAAACAACTACAACATTTTGGAATTGTCAATACACAAAACAACTCTCTTCCAATTATTTCAGAAGATACAAGAACAAGACACGCCTGGGTGCCATTCGGTGTTTATGGACATGATGATTTCTTTAGTGCAGTAACTGCCGCATGGAATGTATCAACAACTACATCAGCGTGTGTTGAAGGTATAGCTGATTTAGTATTTGGTAAAGGGTTGTATTCTAAAAATGAAGCATTTAATGAAGTTCTACAAAAGTTAATTCCACAAGAAGAAACTAAAAGAGTAGCATTTGATTTAAAGTTGTATGGTAATGCAGCATACCAAGTCTATTGGGATGATACACATACAAAGATTAAAAAGATGTATCACATTCCTATTCACACACTTCGTGCTGAAAAGCTATATGGTGAACCAAAGATTCAAAATTATTACTATTGTGTAGATTGGAGTGACCAAAGAAAGATAAGAGATAAAAAGAAAGTACCTGCATTTGGAACCAGTAATGAAAAGATGGAGATACTATACATTAAGAATTACTTTCCAGGTTTGTATTACTATTCTCTACCTGATTGGGTATCTGCAATGCAGTATTCAATAGCAGAAGGTGAGATTAGTAATCTACACTTAAACAATATTACAAATGGTTTCTTACCGGCAGTAATGTTAAACTTTAACAATGGAGTTCCAGCACCTGAAGAAAGACAAACTATTGAAGATTTACTTCAGGCTAAGTTTACAGGTACGGATAATGCAGGTCGTTTTATGTTATCATTTAACGATGACCCTGCTACTAAACCTACAATTGATATAATTCAAATTGATAACTTACATGAGAAATATCAATATGTTGCGGAATATACGCAAGATAGAATACTGGTTGCTCATAGAATTACCTCACCACTTCTATTTGGTATCAGAACTGCTAACAATGGTTTTAGTTCTCAATCAGAAGAGATGATGACAGCATTCTCTATTATGCAAACAATGACAATATCCCCATTCCAAAATCTAATTCTAAACACATTAGATGCAGCATTAACTGATGGTGGATGGGATGATACCCAATTATACTTTGATCAATTAACTCCATTAGCAATCCTTTCTCAACAGGCAGAAGATACAGGTAAATCAATTGCTGAAGTAGCAGATACAACAAATAAGGAAATGGAAAATCCTGCAACTACTGAAGATAGTGGGGATGCAAGTGTAGAGGAAGCAATACCTCCAACAAAGGATAATTTATCAGCAGAAGAGTTTACATTAGTAAAAACTACTCAACCTTTTTTCAACCAAGAATACGAAACATATATAGATTAATTATGGCATACGCACTTTTTGTAAACCGAAACGATATTATTAAGAATACTCCATTGCAGGGTGCCCTGGATGCTGATGCTCTTTTACCATTTTGTAGAACTGCACAAGATAAATACTTAAAGAATTTATTAGGTACTGTACTATTTGATTATCTACAAGCACAAATTGTAGCAAATACGGTATCAGCTTTATCTGAATTTTATCAAGACCTATTAGATGACCAAATTAAAAATACTCTAATCTGGTATGCGTGTGTTGAATACATTCCATTTAGTTCTATTCAATTTAAATCTAATGGTAGTGTTAAACAACAATCAGAACAGGGTATAGCCCCATCTAAAGGAGAGATAGATTATCTTTTAGCTAAAGCACAAGCGAATGCCGAATATTATGCCCTTCGATTACAAAACTATTTGATTTCATATAGTAATCAAATACCTCAATACTTACAATCAGTTGGAAATCAAACACAAATATATCCTGATCAAACAAATCAGTATTTTTCTGGCATTCAATTATAAGATATGGCAAATACAATAATAGCAAATACAGGTACTAATTACTCACTTTACTATAATGTAATAAATTATTTTAAAACAATAATGAGTAATCATCCATCACTTGCAGCAGCTAACTTTGGTGATGCTGTTAAATTTGATGAAACAGAATTTCCTGCATATCCACTTGCTAGCATTGTTATATTGGAAAGTGATTTTGGAACTAATATAACAAATTATAAAGTTCAATTGATTGTTGCTGACAAAGTTAAGAATAAGAATAACGAATCATCACCAACTACAAATGCACAAACAATTCCATTTTATGGAGTTGATGATACAATAGATATATGGGCAAATACTCTTTCAATAGTTAATGATTTAACATCCTATACACAAAGAGGACTACAAGGATTTGATATACCTGATGATATTGTTTGTATACCATTTGCAGAAAGATTTGATAATGGATTAGCTGGATGGTCAGCAACATTTACACTAACTGCACATAACGATAGAAACCGTTGTCTATTTAATTTATATCCATAATGAAAACCTTAGCAGGTGTTGCAAAGGTAATTAAGGAAAAAGCCCAATCCCTCATAAAAGATGGATATCCTGGTTGGAAGAAAGCTAGGAGTTCTCCAGGGCCTCCACCATATGTAAGTGGTAATCTATATCAAAGCATTGGTAGTTTTAACAACGACCAACGAATGATATTTACTCAAAAGGGTAAATACTTCATCACACTAAATTACTCTCCTCCTGGGGCACGCTATGGTGAAGCAGTTGAAGAAGGAAAAGGGAATAGTAGTGGTGTTGGTCCTAAACCATTTGCCGAATTGGCTGCAAATTCTTCTGAAGTTAAAAAAGCGGTAGCAGAATTTCAACAATCTAAAATATTAGATATTAATACAGATGTGAAGAAAAGAGTAACTACTATTTTTCAATCATTACAAAATATCTAACCATCCAATACTTTTTCGGAAAAGTTGGTTAATATAGTAAAGCAATAAAAAGAATATGTCTTTATCAATAGTTCAAACACCCGCAACTTGCTCATTAGCACAATCGCCAATTATATTTTCATTATTTGAAAATTCAGCTTCGGTAGCAAATGCTGGGTTTCAATATGTAGCGGATTTATATTATTGGACAGGTAGTTTAACAAATTCATCATCGGTAGCAGAATATACTATGGTTAAGTATCCAAATAATGCAACCTATGGTATCTTTGATTTGAATAGAATACTAAATTCAACACTTACTCCGTTAGCACAAGCAAACACATCATCAGTTGTTTATTATGCATGTGATTTCTATACACAATATCTTTCAGGCTCCTCTACCATAGCGTATGTAACAGGCTCACACCTTAAATCATCTACATACAAAGCACTAGATGGTTACGGTATATTTCAAGAACCAATTGGACAACCTATATATTCGGCATCAGTATTCTGGCCTCTAATGAGTGATGGACCGGCATCTCAATCTACATTTATAGATAATACAGGTTTAGCTGGAGTATATGTTGGTGATACGGGTGGTGGTACTATACCTACAAAGATTGTTTATACATCTAATTTAGGAACTGCGAATTATAATGTTAGTTCATCTACATCTTCATCAGGTCAAATATATCAATATCCAAT